AGGAACAACTTTTGTTCAAAGCAATGCTAAAGAACATAGCGGCTACGATCAAGCACCCGCAGATGCTAGCTTCTTTGTGTTCAACAGAGTAGCAGCAGGTGCTACAGAAATTTTATCTGGACAGATCAATAACGGCACAATTGCTGCAACAACTTATGTACTTAAAGTACGTGAGAGTGTAGCTGGTAGCTCAACTATGTCTAGTGACTTTACCTACACAATCACATGTGCAGGTACAGCAGCAGACGCAGCTACTATTGCAGCAGCACTAAGCGGTCCAGATGACAGTAACAATCAAACAACAAACCTAGAAGCAGAAGTTACTTCAGCTAACAAGGTTATTATTCGTCACAAAGCTGGTGGCGAATTACACTTTAAGATGACAACAGGTAACCTGTTTGCCCAGATGGGTCTAACAGCATTTGACTATACAACTGGTCAAGGTACAGCTAACCTATACAATTCCACACTACTACACCCAGGTGATGAAAACCATACCCTACGTGCTAGTAACTGGAAACTAGCCGCTGTAACAGCAAGTCCAGATGCTCCTACAACCACAGTAGCAGACGGTCGCTTATGGTACAGTAATGTGCTTGATGATGTGGATCTAATGGTACACGACGGCACAAATTGGGTTGGTTATCTAAATGAGTTCCCAGCTACAGATCCTAATGGTCCACAAGTAAGTGCCACACAGCCAACTGTGCAGAGTGATGGAACTGCTCTTGTAACAAATGACCTATGGATTGACACTAGCGATATTGCAAACTATCCTGTAATCAAGCGTTACAATGCATCAACAAAGCGTTGGACTACACTAGATAACAGCGATCAAACAACTGAAAATGGTGTTGAATTCGCAGATGCTCGTTGGGGTACAGATGGTACACAGTCTACACCTGCAACAATTTTAGATCTACTAACCAGCGACTTCTTAGATCCAGATGCTCCGGATCCCGACTTATATCCAAAGGGTATGTTGCTATGGAACACACGTCGTAGTGGATTTAACGTTAAGCGTTATGTATCTGGATACATTGATACTTCTACAGGAGCTATTAATACAAGATACAACGACGAACCAATGGACGACAGCCTAGGAGCTGAATATTATCCAGATCGTTGGGTTACTGAAAGTGCTAATCAAGCTGACGGCAGCGGCAGTTTTGGTACCAAGGCTCAGCGTAAGGTTATTGTACAGCGACTACAAGCTGCAATTAATTCTAACGAAGACCTACGTGACGACAACACATATCTGTTTAATCTAATTGCTACACCAGGATATCCTGAGTTGATCGGTGAGATGATTACACTAAACGTTGATCGTGGCATTACAGCATTTGTTATTGGAGATGCTCCAATGACACTACCAAATGACAGCACAAGTCTGTTAAGCTGGTCTACAAATGCTCTAAGCAGTGCCCAAGACGACAGTGAAGGTCTTGTAACACGTAATGAATACCTTGGTGTGTTCTATCCCGCAGGATTTACCAGCGACAACTTTGGTAACGATGTTGTTGTACCACCAAGCCACATGATTTTACGTCAATTTGCACTAAGTGATCAAGTAAGTTATCCTTGGTTTGCACCAGCTGGTACACGCCGAGGCAACATTACTAATGCTACTTCAGTGGGTTATGTTAATGCAGAAGGCGAATTTGTGCCAGTTGCACTAAATGAAGGACAGCGTGACACACTGTATGAAAATGCAGTTAATCCGATCGTGTTGTTCACAGGTGCAGGTCTTGTAAACTTTGGTCAAAAGACTCGTGCTGCAAATGCAAGTGCGTTAGATCGTATTAACGTAGCTAGATTAGTAATTTATCTACGTGGACAGCTAAACAAACTTGCAAAACCATACATCTTTGAACCAAACGATAAAATCACAAGAGATGAAATCAAACAACAGGTAGAGACCCTATTAGTTGAACTAGTAGGTCTACGTGCGATTTATGACTTCCTGGTAGTTTGTGATGACACAAACAATACTCCAACAAGAATTGATCGTAACGAACTTTACGTGGACATTGCTATTGAGCCAGTTAAGGCAGTGGAATTTATTTACATTCCATTACGCTTGAAGAATACTGGCGAGATCGCAGGACTATAATGCGAGGAGCTTAAGAAATGTCTGTTTACACATTAACAAAATTCACAGTACCATTAGCTAGCGATCAAAGCCCTGCTACCCAGGGCTTGCTAATGCCGAAGTTAAAATATCGCTTTAGAGTTTCATTGAATAACTTCGGTGTTACTACTCCTACAACTGAGCTCACAAAGCAAGTGGTAGATGTTACAAGACCAAACATTCAGTTTGAACCAATCACATTGGATGTGTATAACAGCAAGGTATTCCTTGCTGGTAAGCACACTTGGCAAACAATTACACTAAACTTACGTGACGAAGTTACAGGTGCTGTACAGCGACTAGTTGGCGAACAGCTTCAAAAGCAGTTTGACTTCTTTGAGCAGGCTAGTGCTGCTTCTGGACAAGATTATAAGTTTACTATGGTAATTGAAATTCTAGACGGTGGTAACGGCAATGCTGCTCCAACAGTGCTAGAAACTTGGGAGTGCTATGGTTGCTTCTTAACACAAGCAGACTATGGTAACTTAGCCTACAGTGCTAACGAACAGGTACAGATTGCACTAACAATTCAACCTGATAACTGTATCCAAGGTAAAGCTAACGTTACATCACCAGTTGGTGTTGGTATTGCTGTTGGTAGAGGTGCTGGTAGCAACGTTACCGGTGGCGGTACTTAATCGATACAAAACTAATAGTAAAAGGGACTTAGGTCCCTTTTCTATTATCTACACATTTAATTTTCGCCAATAAATATAATATGGCTTCAATTCATCCATTTCTTAATAATCTTGTACAAGGATTAACTAACCCAAAAGGCGTAATGGGTGATTTCCAACATGCTGCAAGATTATATAATACTAATAACTATAGATTAGCTCCAAAAAATAAGTTTTTATTTTATGTGGTGTTTAATTTAGATCCTGCTGTTTTTAAAAATAATGAAGTTTTTAGAAATCAAAATATTAACGAAGTAAATTTATTAGTTAAAACAGCACAGTTGCCTAAGTTTAGTGTAAGCACACAAAAAGTTAAAGAGTATAATAAACAAAAAATCATACAGACTAAAATTGAGTATGATGATATTAATATTGACTTTCACGATGATAATACTGGTGTAGTTACTGCTTTTTGGCAGATGTATTATGAATACTATTTTGCAGATCATCAACATAATAAGACAGATCGCACCGGACAAACTAATGCTAGTGCAAGTCCCGCATTCTTAAGAAACAGCCAATTTATTAAAGACAAGATGTATAGATATGGTCTTGATAGGTTGCCAGAGAAACCATTCTTCACTAGCATACAAATCTATCAAATGTCAAAGAAGAAATTTCAGTGTTTTACCCTAGCTGCTCCTATTATTAAGTCTTGGCAGCACGATGCAATGGATTATGCATCTAATGAACCTGTAAAGAGTACGATGACACTACAGTATGAAGCTGTATTCTATAGTAAAGGCGATGTAAAGGAAGGCAATCCACGTGGTTTTGCCACTGTGGGTTACGACAAGACTCCCAGTCCATTAAGTCTTGCAGGAGGTGGCACAGCTAGCCTATTTGGCCAGGGCGGTGTAATTGCAGGTGCATCTGAACTATTTGGAGATGTTACTGCTATAAAAAATGGTGCGGGCAATCCGTTCGGTGCAGCCATAAAAGGTGCAAACTTATATAAAAATATTAAAGGGCTTAACAAAGCTGGAATAAAACAAGAAGGTCTTAATTTCCTTGTAGGTCAAGCTGGCGGCCTCATCGGTGGAGGTCTGGGAGCGTTAGGTAGTTTTGTATTTCCTAAAACACAAGCTCCCGGTGCTTATTATCAGGGTACTGCTAATCCAGAACTTCCAGATGCTCGCGAAGCAAAACAACGTGGTGCCGGTGGTCCTGGTGCAGTAAACAAAGGCGGCGTGTCTGATTACTTTGACGCTAATGATTCTGCTCTAGACGATCTAACAGAAAATACAACATATAGAGCAGACACTATTGGAACAGATGACGAATGGGGAGATCTAAGTAGGGCAGAACAAGACGACTACAACGAAGAAACTCTACAGTTATTAAATGAAGATGGTGATGTTAGCGATTATGCAGAAGCAAGCTTAGTTAATGCAGAACCTTTTGATGAGTTTGCAGGTGTAGACGATGCTGTGTTTAAAAATTCAGGTTATATGCAAGATGATGTAACAGGTCTTGACGAAGCTATATTAGCCAACACTGGCTACGTTGAAGATGACGCTTTTGCACAGGCTAATGCCCAATGGGGCACTGATAATAATCTGCAAGACGAAGCATATGATTTAGACGAACTTGAGCGTCACGATATGTACGATGACGGTCCATTAGATCCGTTAGATGCAGATTATGGCGATACTTTCAATGAAGATGAAATAAGCGATTTAGACGAAGATGGATTTGCTACAGATTTTGATGAAACTGAAGCAGATGAATTTCAATCAGATTTAGAAGATAGTGAAGAGCTATTAGCGGAAAAAACAGAACAGTATGAGCAAGCTCAGGCAGAAGCAGATAAGCTGAATGCATTATTGAATAGTGATGATCCTGCAGATAAAGAAAAAGCTGCATTAGCCCTCGTTGAACAAGGTGATTCGTTTGTAGAACTAGCAGATAGCATGGCTGAGTTAACAGATGGCCTAGCAGACGCTATAGAAAAAGCTCAGGCAGATCCCGAAATTTGGAATAGTTTCACTGATGCTGAAAGGGCACAGTTAACAAGAGATCTAACCGACTACAGACAACAAGCTGAAGACCTAAGGGGTAAATCTACTCAATTAAAGAAAGACCTTGCAGCAGCGAAACTCAAAGTTAAAGACATAGGTAAAGGATAATGGCTAATAATTATATTTCAGATAACAAAGTTAAAACATTTTTTAACAAATATTATACACAGCCAGTAAGTTTTGCCTCCTCTGATATCGACACAGTGGTAGGTTATTTTGAAAAACGTAAGTTTGATAGAATAGCTGCTCAAAGCGTAGCTGGCGTGCTGTTAACACAAGCCAAAAAGGACGGTGTTAATGTACAACAACTTATTGATACACTTCAAGGCACAGACGATGTACAACTCAGTTATATTGTAAGCCAAATTTTAAACCTTAACAGACAAAAAAATACCTTGTTAGGTTTCAAGGTCAACAGTCAAGCAGATTTACTTGACTCTAGAAACATTGTATATTAATGCCAAGGTTTGCTCAAGGTAAATTTAAACTTAAGAATCCTGCCAAATATATAGGTAACGGGACGCCGACTTACAGGTCTAGTTGGGAATGGGCGTTTATGCAGTTCTGCGATACACATCCGGGTGTTGAGCAATGGGCCAGCGAAAGTGTAAGAATACCATATAGAGACCCACTGACGGGCAAAGCAACTATATACATTCCGGATTTTTTCATTGTTTACACAGATAAAAACAACAAAAAATTTGCAGAACTAGTTGAAATAAAACCAAGCACACAGACTCTACGTGAAAAAGTAGGTAAGAATCCCTATGATCAAGCACACTATGTAAAAAACATGGCTAAATGGGAAGCTGCAAACGCTTGGTGTAAACAAAAAGGTATTAAATTTCGAGTCATAAACGAAAATGATATTTTCGGAGGCAAGCGAAAGTAAATACCATATGACTAAAAAGCTAGAAGAACTATTAAATTTGCCAGAAAATAAAAAGCTGGAAAAAGAAATCACCAAGCATCTAAATGAACTGCCAGAGCATTCAGACAATCTTTTTAGAAATATAGACGAGCTTGATAAGATTAGTGCGGCCCTGCCTATAGTAAAGGGTCTAGGCGACCAAAGTGATAAAGAACTTGATGATCTAGCAGAGCGAGCATTAAGTAGCTATCAAGATCTAATGGATTTGGGTATGAATGTTGAGCTTCGTTATGCTAGTAGAATAATGGAAGTTGCTAGTACCATGCTGAAAAACGCCATAGATGCTAAAGCACATAAGATTGATAAAAAAATTAAAATGGTGCAGTTACAGCTACAAAAAGAAAAGCTTGACAACAAGGCAGGCATTAAAGAACCGCTCGAGGGTGAAGGCGTAATTGTTAGTGATAGAAATAGCCTATTAGAAAAATTAAAAAACATGAAATGAAAATAGGCATTTTTGGTTGTAGTTTTGCAGATGAAACGCTACCATACACTATAGATTCTACTTTACAATCGTGGTCATCTTATCTTAGGGTATATGGCTATGATGTAACGAATTTTGGTGTTAAAGGCAGTAGTGTGTGGTATTCATATGATCTGTACTGTAGACATCATAACAATTTTGACTTAATTTTGTTTTTAGAAACTGTGGCCGGCAGATATTATGCTGAAAATATAAAAACACATCTAGTACCGACATTGCAACACATAACTGGAAATAAGTTAGAAGTAGCAAACTTTTATAAATTTATCTTTAATAAAAAATATGATGAAGCTATGATAGAACTGATGATTAGGCAAGTTAAATCTAATCCTAAAGTAACTCATACAGTTGCAATGGATACATTGGGCAAAGTAAGTAGATTAGAAAACAAAATATACAATTTTAGGCCTGAATTAGGTACAGAACAGGATAATAGATTTTGTCATTTATCAGACCTTAATAATAGAAGTTTAGCAGCTTATATACACAAATGTATCTCAAATAATACACCTATTAAGTTAGATTCTGATTGGCATCAGATTCCTACTGTAGAGGATAGGCATAAGTATTTTATTCCGAAATAAATATATAATAC